TTTTAAATTGATTACATGACAAAGATACACCTAATGTTGATAACTTCAAACTTTTAAACATATATTTCGATGAATGTGCTATTTTTTTCGACGAATTAACATATTTCTTCGACGAATTAATAGATATAAAATAAAAAAGGGCAGCCGAAGCCACCCTAAACCTAAACACACTATGACATTATCTAACTCTTCCTTCTATAATTCTCAAATTGTTTACTTCAAATTCACCACTTGCTTCCGTTTCTACGTAGGCAAATCCATGATTCCACTTATTGTAAGGCATATATTCGGGCATTAACCCACATAAACAACCCATAGACCAAGTAGTAACTACGTTGCCATTTAAGTCTTTCTCCGAATGTTCGCTTGTTTGGTGGTGATGTCCTACTATGGAATTAGCTTTAGAACGCATATACAAGCCTCTAGCAGCGTTTACAGGACTAAACACGGAATGACCGAACTCGTGACCATGTAACGCCGTTAAATTGCCTAATTTTACGCTTTGCTTAGATTTAATTTCCGTTATTCCTAACTCGCCAAATCTTAATACGTTTTGTAACTCAAAGTCTCCTATGCCTAAAAGTTCGGGTGCAACGGTCTTTAAGTAGTTTTCCCACCTATCTTCGTGGTTTCCTAGCTTGAAGTAAATAGGGCAACTAAACTCTTCTTTAAGCTGTTTAAGAAAGTCTCTAGTCATTTCTATTTCCCCTGCTAAATCACGAAGTCTTCTATCTTTAATAAACCTACTAGCCTGATACATATCGATAGTATCTCCGTTTAGTATTATAGCGTTAGGGTTCTTGTTATATCCCCATTCTAAAGCAATGCTTAACGCTTGTTCATCGTGGTAAGGTAGGTGTATATCCGAAAGTAGAAGTATTCGATTATTTCCTTTAGGCATTACAAAAGCCTCTTGTTCTTTGTAGTCGCTTTGTGGTAGCTTCTTCCACGCCATGCGTTGTTTCCGTTCTTTTATAGTTGTAAAATATGTTTTTGTTGAGCATTGATTGCTATTATCTTTTTCGCCTCTATAATATTTAATTAAACTTCTAGCCGAAATAAAGGTAAAGTCTAATGGATATTTTTCGCTTAATATTTTAGCTAGTGAACGAGTAGTAGCATTTGGAAATTGCTCTAACACCTCTTTGACTAATTCCGATTTATAGGTCTTATTTGCCAAGATTACGCTTCGTTTGTTGTTATCGTACCTTTTGCCTCTAAAAACACCTTGCGCACGTTGCTAGGTTGCTTAAACTTCCATGCAGTCCTACGTGCTTTATGTAATCTTGACTTTGCAATTCGGGAAACGCTTACTTTATTGCTTTGGTTTCCTCCTAAAACATGGTAGTATAAATTATCCTCTCCTACGTATAGACCTACATGACCGCCCCCATCTCTCTTAAATGTTAAGATATCTCCTAACATCGGTTCGGTTACGGCAGTTCCATATGTTGCCCAAGACAACGCCCTAAGTGGTGCAGCTACCACCTCAACACCTGCCATCTTAGCGCAGTATGCTATGAATAATCCACACCAAGGGATTTCGTCATTTGTGTACCAAGAAACCTTTAACTCTTTCGCCCAATCTAAAATAATAGGGTTATGTTCTTTTCCTACAATCTCCTTAACTCCGATATGCTTTACGGCTTCTACGAGAATCTTCGGAGAACGCTCCGAGTTTAACCAATCGTAACTCATGTTACTCTTTAGTAAGTTGGCTTAATGTAGCAGTTACACCACCGATAGCAATTAGATAACCTGCACTAGTGACAAGAACGGCAGGTAAAGTAACAGGAACGGCAATAATAGCAGCACCGATAGCACCAGCAATAATCCCTACACGTTGTACTTTCTTCCAAAAACTAGGCGTCTTTGCGTTCCATCTTTCTCTTAGATTTTCCATAATTTATTTGTTTAGGTAATACCGCATAGGTAGGCTCAATAGCTACGTGTTTTTCTTCGCTTCTTTGATAGGTTGCTTTGTCATCTAGGCAGTCGTATAATTTAGCCTCTACTTCCGAAAGTCGGTTGTTCATCCAAAAGATAGCACATATCAAAAGAAAGTTAACTCCGTGCTTTTTGCTCAATTCTGCTACTATTTGCGGTGTCATTATTTTTAATTATATCGTTCTCCTATTAACCAAACTTTTAACCCCTTTGCCGTGCCATCTCCAATTTGGTCTATTATTATTTGTATCTCGCTATCGTCAGATAAATTACTATCCGAAATGGCTTCCCTTGTTGCTGCCGTTGTAGAACTCTTTTCCGTGTTATCAATCGTCAGCTTTGTACTAAAGATTGTGCTTCCACTTTCATGTACATCTATCGTAAAGATGTTTCCTGAAGCTTGAGCCGTAGTTAACGAAGCACGAACAGAAGTTAAAGTCATTCTAAACGGCATCCTAAAAGTTAATTTAGTTCCCGTAGTTAAGGCAGTCGTTTCATCACTACAAACTAGAAATATATCTGCAGGGAGTTTTGTTTGAGCATAAGAACGAATATTAGCCCCCGTAACGCTCTTACTTACATACGATGCACCCGATACCTCAGAAATAGGTAAAAGGTCGGTAGCAGCCAATGGCGCACCCTTTGCCGTTAATTGTGAAAACTTCTTATCTGCCATTTTCCTCGTTTTCTATTTCTTCCTCTACCCTTATGTAATTTCCGTGTTCCTCGGCTTCCTCTAAAGATAGCGTTTCAATGCACCCATTAGGAAATAGCATTCTATATTTTACAAGTATCATCGTGGAGTAGTAAATTTCATTTTGAAAAATATATAATCTACATCAGTAGTTCTTGCCGTTGTTCCTGCTGACTTTTGTAAGAAATTACCCAATCCAAACTGACGAGAAGCACCCATAGGAATATTTGTTGTGTGTGTTCCAACTAAAACATCGTTAATATAAAATTCAACAGATGTTCCAGATGCGTTAACATCAATGCGTAACTTTTGAAAATTAGTATTATTAATAGCTACCGATGTTGTGGTGAATGTTCTGACACTATTTGATGCCGTAACCAACTGCCAATTTCCACTTGCAGCAGAACCTGTTGTAACGCCTTGTGAATCGTAAAGAAAATATGCCCCATCAACTTGATTTATAACTCCCGATGTATCAAAGAATCCACAGATATATTGAAACGTGTCAGTAGCATCAGAGTTGACATTAACTCTTGTCAGTATTTCATATCTAAATGGATTAACACCAAATTCATAATTGGTAAATCCTGTACTAAATCTATAACCGCCATTAGTATTTGTGGCAGTTGACATTCGTATAGTTGAATATGAACTTTGATTTGTTACCGTACCACTATTTATTGCAACAGAATTCAAGAATTTACTAGTTGCGGTTGTATCAAAATCTTGTAGCCATTCAATACCCCAATCTCTATACGTTGCAGCTATTGGATGCCATCCCCAAAAAGCATTATAGTACTCGTATCTGTCACGAGTAGTGTTGTATATCAAAGTTCCAACCGTAGGAGAAACTAAAGCATCACGCTCTGCTTCGGTATATTGTGGATGTATATAATTTAAAATGTCTGAGCCGTACACTTTTTTACTTACATAACCTCCTAGACCATCGTTTTCGGAAATCATTAATAAGTCGGAACTAGCTAATGCAATTCCTTTTTCCTCTAGTTCGCTAAATTTCTTTTCTGCCATCTTTTATTATTTTATCTTTCTAACATTGTCTCTCCACTCCAAGAAGCATCGTAAATAGAACCCCATCCACCTGCTAAGTCGTTTAAGGTAGTTTCGTTTATTACTAAAATAGAATCTTCCGTAACTGCGAACTCAAACGCCTCAGTAATAACATTAATTACCTCTTCGCCCGTTCCTATTACTTGCCCATCAGCACCCCAACTAATTGGGTTTAGAACTCCTTGCCCCCATCCTATCGTGTTTGACATCTTCTTGTACTTTCTTTAAGTATAACTTTAACTTCTTTATATTGTTGTCTTTCGGTTTGTACTTCTTCATAGAATCCAGCCAGTAAAATTATTGTCCGTTCTCGGGTACATATCCCCATTCGAATTAGAATTGTACTCAGGGAACGAAGCATTATTAAAACTCATGTAATCCACAAATCTTTGTGTATAATGGTGAGCTATTTGTCTTTGCTTCTCTACTAAAAAGTCAACTTCGTTTTTCTCTACCGTATCCGCATTTTCGCTATTGTGCTTATATACTCCCTTATTTGCTATTGTATAGGCTGCAAACGGCAAATACTCTACCATAGCGTAGTGAATAAGCATAGGTTTAATATAGTCCGTTAGAAGGGATAAATATGGATTAGCTAAAGTCGAAGTAGTAATGTCCGCTTTTATCTTGTTTAATAGGTCAGTTCCTAGTATCCCTTGAATATGTACGTCTTGTGCTATTTTGATAAATTGTATAAACTTATCCGTATCTACATTGCCATTCAACGCCGTGAACTTTACTACGTCTGTTCGTGTTATTAAAAGTGCCTCTGCCATTCTTTAATCTTTTGGTAAAAACCCTCTATTCGGCATATCGATAGGTCTATCCGCTACTAGTTCGGGGTTCTTTATTACATATCCGTATTTTTCAGCTTTACGCCCTGCTATAACTTTTGCTTTAGGTGAATTAACATCTATTCCTACACCCTCAAAACTTGCATACACTCTTTTATTCCATAGATGGTAACAATTACCTCCACCCTTGTAAAGCCAAATTGAATAAGTATCCGTTCCTCGTGGACCCCATCCCTTATTTACGGCTAGTGGTTCCATTTGTAAAATATCCTCTTTTCGGTAAATCTTTTTAGCTTCCATCATCTTTTTACAAAATGGTCTGCTTTTCTCCGTTGTCTTACCTGCATAAACATACCTAGTAATAAACTTAACGCCATCTATTACCTCATCTTGTTCACTTTTTGAGTTAGGTCGTGCAGTTCCCGTAGAAACAAGGTTCACTATCTTGTTAAATAAGGACAATTTAACGCCATTTGAGAGCATTTCGTTCTCTTTGTCATCGTTGTCATAGTCAACAGGACTTTCGTCTATTAGAAGCCAATTTTCGTTAGGCTCTTCACCTAAGTCAATTAATGCTTGTGCTACTTTATCATCTTGTGAACTTAACTCTACGCCCGTTTCCTCTACTACTTGCTCTTCAGTCATTGCGTTTTCAAGGTCGTTAAACTCAAGTGGTTTAAGAGTTCTAAAGTATAAGTTAAGGCTAATTTCGTTATATGCTAGAATCTTCTCAATAGCATTTATTATTACCTCTTGTTTTGGTCTAATTACTAAATTGTCGAACAAAACGAAAGAGTTTTGCAACTCATCAGCATTCGAACTAAAGCCAGTAGTAGAAGCAATACCAAAAAGTAAAGGCGAAGTAACGTTGTGAGATAGCATTATCTTACGCATACACTCCTCACTCAAAGTATTGTATAAGTCGGGCGCATCGTTTACGGGCATCGCATCCACCGTAGTCTTGCTTTCTTGGTTATTGTTGAACGCTACAATTACCTTATGTCCATCCGTTCCCGAAAGCTGACTTAGTACCTTTGACTTAATAGCATCTTGTTCTTCGGGTGTAGGAACTCCATTATTAAAGTTTACTACTATACGCCCCGAAAAACCTCTCTGAACCTCGTTAATCAAATAATTTGATATCTCTTCTTCTAGAACTGCGTAAGGTATTCCGCCTTGATAGTCCACATAGGAAAAATACTTCATGCCTACCGAATAAGGTTGTACAAAAAGTATTTCTACCTTCTCTTTACCGAATCCAAAAGCAGGGATTCTTTCGGGTGCATAGTTTCTAGTGTCTTCCCAATTATTCGAGTAGTAGTACGCCTCTATTTGCCCATCTTTATTGCATTTTTCGGGTGCTAAAAGATGAACGGGGATATGGTAAAGTTTTTGAACCTTCTTTCTATCGCTCGTATAATGTACTTGGAACGCTGCTTGTCCTAACATCTCAAAGTCTAAAACCACCTTACGCAAATCCTCAGCACTAAGCATAGCCATAACTTGAGCATAGTCGTTAGGCTTCTTGTTGGCATCCGTAGCACTTAACCCCTTTCCGTATATTAAACGAGAGATATTGTTTATAATAGCGTTGTTTGTAGTAGAGTTCTTGTATCTATCCATAAGGAAAGCATAGTAAGAGTTATTCTCGCCATACGTTACCCATTCGTTACGCTTACTTTCCTCTATAGTTGGTGCTTCGTATTGAGCCAACTTTAAAACGTGTATATTACTCATATAAGATGAAATCGTTATTTGATGTATTTACTACGTACTGACCATTATTTACACTAAATGTCGGTATAGCTTGGTTAGTACAAAATACCTTATCCTTAAATACTACATTCGTGTTTTGTCTAAGGGTCAAAGTATAAAAATGATTCTCTTTTAAAGAAAAGGTAGCCGTAATAGTGGTATAATATTGACCCACGACACTACTTGTAATTGCCACTACCGTAGTAACGCCCGTTTGCTCATCCGTTATTTGCAAATTATTAAATGTTCCCGAACGAGGAATAAACGAAAATGTTTGTGGTGTCGCTATCTCTTGCAAAATAATCATATCTTATTAACTCATGTTTAGCTAAATTGTTTTTAAAAGAAAAAGGGAGACCTAAGCCTCCCCTTCCCAAACAACTATGAAACACACTATGAAGTAACGATAGTAGCGTTAGAAAGCAAAGTTA